AAAGCTTTGGTCTATTAGGAAAAGAATTATTCTATTACTTGAAAGGCAAAATTAATGGGAGAAAATCTACCTAAGCTAAATGACGATGCAGGAATATCTATCAACATTAAATGGCTAATACAGATAGTTATATTAGTAGGTAGTGCGGTATTACTGTACACCCATTTAGAGGGCAGAATAACAGACACAGAGAACGAGATACAAGGACTAAGATACAACCAAAATAATTATGTATTCCCTGACATTAGAGTACTTGAAGGAGAAATATTAGAGGTCAAGTTAGAAAGGGAAAGAGTAAGAAAAGATATTAAACGATTAAACGAGAAAATAAATGAAAAAGATAATTGATAGTATAGTATTTAAGTTTATAGAATTTAAGATATGGCTACATCAAAAGAAAAACGGTTCAACTTGGGATAAGTTTCAGTTTGCTTTATTTTGGATGTTAGTAATGGTTTTAACAAGTATTCTATTAGGAAAAATAATATGAAATATTTTAAACTTTCTGAGTTTGATAGTCCTGATATGGTGGGAAGTGGTGAATCTATGGATCAGGAATTTCTAACACGTATTGATCAGGCAAGATCTATTGCAGGAGTTCCTTTTAAAATTACCTCAGGATTCAGAACACCTCAGCATAATAAAAAAGTAGGAGGAGTAGAAAATTCTAGCCATATAATCGGACACGCTGCAGATATAGCTTGCAGTAATAGTGTATATAGATTTAAAATTATAACATCATTACTAAAAGCAGGATTCACTAGAATAGGGATTGCAGATAGTTTTATTCACGTAGATAATGCTCCTAGTAAGTCAGGGAATGTAATTTGGACGTACTAACCTAAGTGCACGACATATGAGTAAGAAACCATTTAAAGAAACAGGATTAGGAAAGATCATTAAGAAACTATCAGGTGTATTACCTAAGGATGGTGTTTTAGGGGTTGTGAGAGATCTTTTAGATGGAGATGATAGTCTTACACCAGAAGAGAGAGAAAGTCTCTTAAATGAGAGCCTAGAGGCTTATAAGATAGAGGTAAGCGATAGAGATAGTGCGAGAAGGAGAGAAGTGTATCTCAGAAAGTATGGTACGGATTGGATGTTTAATGCAACAGGGATTGTAGGATTATTAGCATTTGGATTCTTAGTTTATACAGTAGTTACAACAGAAGTTCCTGAAACTAACAAAGAGATCTTTATTCACTTATTAGGAATTGTAGAGGGTGTAGCTTTAAGCATATTCGGTTATTACTTTGGAAGTGCTAAAAAAGATAATAAATAAGTTTTTTAAAACTTTTTACATATTTATTTTCTAGTCTGATAATTTTTTAGTTTTTTTTACTACATATATATTATATATATTATATACTATTATATATTTATATATATTTACATAATTATTATATATTATATACTATGACAAAAGAGGAAATTTACAAAATAGCAGAAGATTATAACAAAAGTGTTATACAAAGAATTAATGAATTATTAGAGGCTGATGCTAATATGTACACTAATCTAGGATCTGATAGTACTAAAAAAGATAAACAAGATGTAAAAAAAACATCTAGAGTGATTTATAAGGCTATTAAAGATATTGACTTTGAGACAGGTAAATTACTATTGCAACACCAAGATGGATATTAAATTACTTACAGACAGATGCCTAGAAAACCTAGCAGAAAGACATTAATAACAAAACTTGATAGAGTATTCTCTGAGTATATTAGGAGACGTAAGGCAAAGAATGATATTGCTGAGTGTGTTACTTGTGGGAAAAAAGATCATTGGAAAAATCTACAAGCAGGACATTTTATGTCTAGAAAGCATTATGTTACAAGATGGGATGAGAGAAATGTAGAGGTACAGTGTGTAGCTTGTAATGTATACAGATATGGAGAGCAATATAAATTCTCTAAATTTCTAGGAGATGAATTAGCAGATGAGTTATTAGCATTAAGCAGAGAAACTAGGAAATTTTCCAACATTGAATTACAGGAAATGATAGAGATCTTTAAAGAAAAAATAGAGAGAATAGGAAAAAAATAGAAAAAAGTTTGTTTTATAGTAGAAAATAGCATTATATTTGAGCGTCTGTCTTAATTAATTGTCTTAATTCTAAGAGAAAAGGGGGTATATCTTAATGGTATATCCTTTTTTTTTGCATAAAATGTTTTTTTATTAAAATTATTTATTATTTTTGAAAAAGTTTAATCATTAAAAACAATTAAAAAGATGGACAAAATTGAATTATTAAAAGAAAGAATTAAGAATTTAGAGTGGTCAGAGGATTACTACGAGAGAAAATTAAAGGAAACTGAGTTCGAATTACATTTATTCAGAACAGAATTAAAAAATCTAGAATAATGACATATTCAGAAGATTTAAAAAGATTACACGAGATGCGAATAGAAGCACTCGAGAGAAGAGTTGAGTTCCTAGAGGCTCAAATTGAAATATTTAATAACAATAAACAATTAGAAAATGAAAACAGGTAAGATTACCGGAATCGTTCCAAACGGATCGTGGAGCAACGGATCTAAAACATTTAACCGCTACAATGTTAGTATGGCAGATGGAAACATTTATCAATTTAATGCGATTGGAGAGTTTAAGCACCAAGTGGGAGAAGAGTGTCAATTCACCTCAGAGCAGAAAGAGTATAATGGTAAGATCTACAATACTGCAAAGTTAGTGAGACCTAATCCTATGCAAGGTGGATTTAATTCAGCACCTAAAAGTAATGATACTCAGGAATTAATAGTGAGACAATCTTGCTTAACCAATGCAGTTAATTTCTTAAAAGACAAAGAGGGAGCAACTTGGGAAGATGTAAATGAATTACATAGTTATTTTGTAAAATTAATATATAAAAACTAAGACAATGAGTTATACAGTAAGCGGAAAAATAAAAGAGATTAAAGATCCACAAGATTTAAAAGGTGGAGAGTTTAGATCATTAGATTTTATAGTAGAAACAGAAGAGAAATATAACAATCTATATTGTCTAAATTTATTTAAAAACAGAGATAAAGCATCTGATATTGATAAATTCATTCAATATTATACAGAGGGAGAATTAGTAAAGGTGTCTTTCAATATTAGATGTAATGAATACAATGGAAAGTATTATACAAATCTAAGTATGTATCGAGTAGACAGATTAGATGAGTTACCCAAACAGGAAGAGGTCAATTCCAAGTCTTTTGCTCCTGATAGAGAGGAAGCAGATTTACCATTTTAAAATAGAGAGGGGGTTAACTACCCCCTTTTTTTATATATTTAAGACAAAATTCAGACAAAATGCTTATAAATATTGATGAACAAATAAAGAAATTAGAGAATGTAAGAAATGGTAGTATTAAGGAGGGGCTTAAATTAGATGTTATTCAGATAGATGAGTTCCTAAGATTTAAACCAGGAAATTTTAACGTAATATTAGGTCACGCTAACGTAGGAAAAACATCAGTTGTTATGTATTTGATGTTACTTTATTCTATAAAACACGATTTAAAGTGGCTTGTATTTAGTTCAGAGAATGAACCTTATGCTCTTATTAGAAAATTGGTAGAATACTTAGAGAGTAAGCCAATTAATAAAATAGACACAGATGCATTTAATAAACAAGTAAAGTGGATTAATGATCATTTTAAATTTATAGAACCAAATGATTTATATACTTACAAGCAGATTATGGAATTAGCGCAGCACGTTAAAAATGCTTGGGATTATGATGGTTTTATGATAGATCCTTATAATAGTTTAATGAAGGATAGAAATGTTTTAAAAGGTATTAATTCTCACGAATATGATTATCAGGCAACAAGTGAAATGAGAATATTTTGCAAAAAGAATAATGTAAGCATATGGCTTAATACACACGCAGCGACAGAAGCATTGAGAAAGAAGCACGGAAGCGGACACGAATACGCAGAGCATCCTATCCCACCAATGGCTAGTGATGTAGAAGGTGGCGGTAAGTTTGTCAATAGAGCGGATGAATTTATTTGCATACACCGATACACACAGCATCCTACAGATTGGATGTATTCACATATACATATTAGAAAAGTAAAAGACATTGATTCAGGAGGCAGACCTACACCTTTGGATAACCCAATAAGGTTAAAAAGTATAATGAACAACGTAGGTTTTGAGGTTAATCACAAAAGTTTAATCAACCCACCTAAAGTGGGGCAAAAAGATCTGCCTTTTTAATATAGAAAAATGAATATTGATTTTGGAAGCATTGGAATAAATATTCAAGTTATACCAATATATGGTTTATCACTTGGATTATTATATTACAATCCTAACTTAGAACCAGACAGTGACAATGTAGACCCAGACGATTATTATGATCAAGTTACAATAATGTGCTTGATTTTGGGATTACATATTACTGTATGGAGATATTAGAGGTACTGTTTAAGAAGCATAAAGATTGGTGCGATATTGTGGAATCCTTTGGAGTTAATTCAGAAACTGCTGAGGATCTAGTGCAAGAGATGTATTATAAGATTGCCAAACTTGTAGAGAAAGGCACAGATGTAATGTATAATGATCAGGAGGTCAATTATTATTACATATATAGAACGCTTTATACTTTATTCTTAGATCTTAAAAGAAAGGAAAAGAAAGTCAATATTCTAGGATTAGATGAGATAACAAAGGATTTAACTCAGGAGGAGCATATAGATTATGATCAGTTATTTGAGAAACTAACAACAGAACTAGAGAGTTTATATTGGTATGATAAAAAGATATTTGAACTTATTGATTCAGGAGAATCATTTCAGGGATTAAGCGATAAAACTAAGATCAGTTATTATTCACTTTACAATACATATCGAAAAGTAAAAAAACATTTAAAGAGTATTATTAAATGAGACTTAAAGAATTATTAGAAGAGAACATACATCCGATTACAGGATGGAAAGTAAATGACAAAAAATATTCAACTAAAAGCAAAAAAGAAAATGAGATTAGGAAATATCATAGAGAAAATTACGACTTGGACGGGGATAAAATGGCTTACTAAAAAAATAGTAATTGATTTATTAGGTTACAAATCTTGCGGATGTGAGAAACGAAAAGAAAAATTAAATAACATAATAATTGATAGAAATGGAATATACAGAGATGAGTAAGGAGGATTACTTAATGTGGGAGAAATTTAGAGAGGATCCTAAAAACACATTAGAAGCAGAAGAGTTTGAACTTATATGCAGGTTACACGCTAAATATTTTAATCATAGATATTACAAGCCCTGTACTTGCAATCCTAAAGAGATTAAAAGATGGATCTCACAATTAAATGAATTTTATTTAAAATAAATGACCATAAACAAAGTACACGAACTTGAACAGGCAGTAGTTAAGATTTTAAATTTAGATGGATGGAAACTAGAATGGTCAGGAGATGGGTACGAACATTACGATGCAAAAGGATTTACACCAAAAGGTAAACCTTGCGTAATGGAAATGAAATTCAGGAATAAGTACTATGAGACTAAGATGTTAGAAAAATTGAAATATGATAAATTGATGAGTATGGATCAGGATATAGTAAAATTGTATTTTGTGAATGATCCAAAAGCAAATTATATGTTTTGGTTAAATGACATTGAATTAACAGAGACAAAGGAATTATATTGTCCTGATACAACATTATGGAGTAAGAAAAAGAAAAACAAAACTGTTTACTTATTAAAAGAAAAACAAGCAGCAATAATTAATAAAAATGAGGGGTAGCGCAATACATTACGAAGCAACAGGAGATTATGATGTGATCGACTTTGTACAGGATTACAAATTAAACTTTAACAGAGGCAATGTCATTAAGTATATTGCAAGAGCAGGAAAGAAAGATGATGAGTTACAAGATCTAATTAAGGCAAAAGACTATTTAGAGAGGGAGATTCAGTACGTTAGAGATCTAAGGCACAAAGAAATAGAGGATTTTAGAGAGCCAAGATGGGTAGAAAGTAAAACATAATATTTTTTTAATTAAATATTTTTAATATCTTTGGTAAAAATTAAGACAGATGCACAAGGTAAATATTAATTTATTAGAGTTACAGAACAATGTAGATATGCAAATGCTTCTAGAACTTATAATGAAGTGGACAAAGAAGTCTGATTCAAAAGAGTTAAAGGCGTTTAATGATGCTTTATTTAGGCAACTAAGATATATTCAGAGTTTAGAGGACGAGAGATTTTCTTTTGATAGGATATTAATAGAAGCTACAAAGAAAGCTAATAGGGCAATACATAGGGCTCAGAGAGCAGAAGAGGAAATTATTGAATTAGAAAAAGAGATTAAGAAATTAAAAATGATTCAAGGATTATGACAGACTTACAATATGATTATTTTAAAACAGGATTAACACCTCAGGAGATAGCAGATAAACATAAACTTAAAAAGGAGACTGTAAGGCATAGAGCAATGAAATATAAAAAGCCTGATCCTCCTGAGATTAAAATAGTAGAAAGGGTACTTGTATTTGATGAGGTGGATATATTAAGAATTGAGGCTTTATTAAAGGAAAGCAATATATGGTATGAAATGCCTTTCAGAGGATGTGAGATAGAAATAAAGAGTAAATTATGACAGAGAAAGATTTAAAAGACTTAGGATTTGAGAAAATAGAATATGACCATTATTATAATTATGTAAAGGGAGATTTTACATCTTGTGATAATGATAAACAGACAGGGCAATGGTATGTAATGTATGACTTACCAAACAATAATAGAGGGGTAATAACAAACAATAAAATACTTAAACAATTAATATTTAGAATTTATGGAGACAATTAAATTATTAGACGGAACAGAATGGAATAAGAAAGAGATCCTTACGAAGATGGATGATGACGAATTTTACTATGGGTATCTAGGTAAGGCTGCTCTCAGTAGTTCTAATGCAAAATTACTATTAGATAGTCCTAAGACTTATAAATTCATTACACAGTATGGTAGTGCTACATCACAGGCTTTGAGAGATGGATGGTTATTTCATACTGCCATATTAGAACCTGATGTATTTGAGAAGCAGATCTTTGTGGATGTAGATAGTAAGAATACTAAGGCTTACAAATTAGCTAAAGAGGAACACGGAAAGGTATTCACTAAGAAAGAGAAGAGAGATGCTGAGAGATTAGCGGATGCGTTTTATAAGAATGAGACTGCAAAATCTTATATTACTAATTGTAATTTTGAGTACCCTGCTATTGATTACATAAAAGGCTATCCTTTCAGAGGGAAAGCAGATGTATTGTGCAAGGATATGATCGTAGATTTAAAAACGACTATTGACATAAAAACTTTTAAGTACAGTGCATATAAAAATTCCTATGATATGCAATGCTATTTGTATTGTCAGCTATTTAATATGAGTTACGAGCAATTCAAGTTTTTAGCTATTGACAAGAAGAGTTTAGACATAGGGGTATATCATTGCTCAGAAGAGTTTTATAAGTCAGGAGAGCAGAAGGTAGAGGCTGCTATAAAGACATATGAGACTTTCTTTGTGGATGGATTAGATATAGATGGATATTTTTTAGAGGGTACATTATGAAATTTATACCAATACCTGAGAAAGTATTGATAAATGCTAACCATAAGACAGGGAAGCTAAAGAATAGTAAATTATACAATCCTACTCAGAAGGAACATAAAAGATTATTGAGAAAGGATATATTAAAACAATTGACAAACAAAGAAGCAAGACGTAGAGTAAGAAAAATGACCTACGAGGAATTAATTAAATTAAGTAAAAGATTATGATACAGATAACAAACGAGGACAATATGGAACTAATGGCAAGGTATGAGGATAATCACTTTGACTTGGCTATTGTAGACCCGCCTTATGGTTTAGAAAGGCTAAAAAAAGGAAGTTTAAGACTTGGCGGAATCAAAGGAAATTATAAAGATAGTTTAAAATGGGACAACAAACCGTTACAAGATTATTGGAATGAGTTGTTTAGAGTTTCTAAAAATCAAATAGTATGGGGTGCTAATAATTTTGTAATGCCTCCAAGTGAATACTTTTGTATTTGGAATAAAAAACAAACAGTAGATAATTTTGCTACTGCCGAATATGCTTGGGTTAGTATGGGTTTAAAGAAACCCGCAAAAATGTTTGATTATTCAATACATAAACATAACCAGACAGATAAAATACACCCAACAGAAAAACCAATACAACTTTATGAGTGGCTATTAATAAACTATGCACAAAGAAAATGTGACCATAAACACGAGGAGCATAATAGACATTTATGCACAGATTGCAGAAACCAAGATGTAAAAATACTTGACACGCATTTAGGTAGTGGTTCAATAGCAATAGCCTGCCACAACTTAGGCTTTGATTTAACCGCTTGTGAATTAGATAAAGAATATTTTGATGCAGCAATGAAAAGACTAAAACAACACCAAGCACAATTAACAATGTTTTAAATTAATAAGATTATGAGAGAAAAAGAGGCGAATAAGATTGCAGACAGAGTGATTGAATTATCAGGATTAAATATATTTGAGAATACTAGAAAGCAGGAGTATGTAGATGCTAGGGCATTAGTTGTATTCTTATTGTATCATACAAAGAACTTTAAACTTTGTGAGATCGAAAGATATTTTAAGAGTAGAGGCAAGAAATATGACCATTGTACTGCATTACACGCAAGAGATAATTTTAACAATTACAGAAAGTTTAACAAGAAACTAGATACTTGGCTTACTGCATTGACTAATAAGAACTCTGATATAATAGAGAAACAGAACATTATTATAGAAAACATTAAGGCATTAAAAGAACCTTTCCTTTCTGAGGTGAGTATGATAGTAAAAGATAATTACGAGAAACAAATAAAAGAATATGAAAAACAATAATAGAGCAAATAAATTTTAATACGTTATATATGCAGATCACTAAAGTAAAAATCGGAGATATTAGGATCAATCCTGATAACCCTAGAATCATAAAAGACTATAAATTTAAGAAGTTAGTCAAAAGCATTAAGGAATTTCCTGAGATGCTAGAGATTAGACCTATTGTAGTAAATGATGAGAATGTAATCTTAGGAGGTAATATGAGATACAAGGCTTGTCAAGATGCTAGAATAGATGAGGTGTATATCATAAAAGCAAAAGATCTTTCAGAGGAGCAGCAAAAAGAGTTTTTAATTAAAGACAATTCAGGCTTTGGAGAATGGGATTGGGATATATTAGCTAATAATTGGGATCAAGATAAATTAGGAGATTGGGGATTAGATGTGCCTTATACAGATGATGATGTGCAGGAAATGAATAATCCAATGAATGAGCAAAGTGAAAAACCTTTTGCTACGGAACTAGATACTCAGAGTAATTATCTTATATTAAAGTTTGATACAGACATAGATTGGATTCAAGCTAAAACATTATTTGGATTAAAAACAGAGACTGCAAAAAGAGCAAACGGAAAACCCTGGAGCCAAGGAATTGGAAGAGTAATAAATGGAACAGAAGCAATAAACAAGATACAGAATGAAAGTTAAATTTTTTGCACCATCCTATAAGAGACCAGAGAAGAGTATAACACAGATACATTATCCTGATGTTAAAATAGTAGTGAGAGAGAGTGAAGCAGAGGAATATAGAGCGAATGGCAATGATATAGTAGTATGTCCTGATTCAGCTCAGGGAAATCTTTGTAGGGTCAGGAATTGGATATTAGATAACTTATATGATGATGCTGATTGCATAGTTATTATAGATGACGACTGCTCATATATTGGTAGATGGGAAGAGCAATCTCAAATTAAATTCAATATGAATGACTTACAAGAGTTTTGTGAGAATATAGCTAATATAACTAAAGAGATGGGTTTCCACTTTTGGGGATTAAATTGTGTAACAGATAAGGGTGCTTATAGAGAATATACTCCCTTTGGTACTTTACAATATATAGGAGGACCTTTTCAGGCTCACTTAAAAACTAGCGAGGTGAGATATGATGAGGAATTACCATTAAAAGAGGATTACGATATTACATTACAACATATACATAAATACAAAGGATGCTTAAGAGTAAATTTTGCTCACTATAATGTAAAGCAAGCAGAACAAGAGGGAGGATGTGCGACATATAGAAATTTAGATAAAGAGAAACAACAATTCTTTGCGTTACAGAGAAAATGGGGAAAAGATGTGATTAAAAGAGATAAACAAAGCAAGAGAAGTTTTGACTTTAATCCGATTATGAAAACACCAATTAAAGGAGTATAAATGGACAAAACCGGACATATAAAAAAGGATGCAATGATTCAGGCTTTAGAGAAAAGTCTAGGAGTTGTAACAACTGCTTGTAAACAAGTAGGAATAGGTAGAGCAACATTCTATGAATGGCTAGATAAAGATCCTAAATTTGCTAAAGAGGTAGCAGAGATACAGAATGTAGCATTAGACTTTGCGGAGAGCCAATTACATAAACAAATAGGAGATGGGAGTACCTCAGCTACAATATTCTATTTAAAGACTAAGGGTAAAAAGAGAGGATATATAGAGAGACAAGAAATAACAGGGGCAGAAGGTGAGAGATTGTTTCAAGTCAAAATTATAGATGAGGGAAGTTACGACGAATAAAGTATTTAAACACCTTACAAGATCTGATAAAAAAATAGTAGTAGAACAGGGAGGTACTCGATCAGGGAAAACCTACAACATATTACTATGGATTATATTTGATTATTGTAATAGAAATACAGATAAAACTATTACGATATGTAGAAAGACATTCCCTGCCGTGAGAGGAACGGTTATGAGGGATTTTTTTGATATTATAAAAGGATATGGTATTTATAGTGAGATGTATCATAGCAAGAGTGCTAGTGAGTATTATCTGAACAATAATAGAATTGAGTTTATATCCTTAGATGAGCCTCAAAAAATCAGAGGTAGGAAAAGAGATCTATTATTTATTAATGAAGCTAACGAACTTAATTATGAGGATTGGCAGCAGTTAATATTCAGGACTACTGAGAAGGTGATAATTGATTACAATCCATCTGATGAGTTCCATTGGATATACGATCAGGTCTTAACAAGATCAGATGTAGAATTTTATCAGACAACGTACCGAGACAATCCATTTCTAAGTGATGTAATAAAGGAAGAGATTGAGAGATTAAGAGATATTGACGAGAATTATTGGAAGGTTTATGGATTAGGAGAGAGAGGACAGTCTAGAAGTTTAATATATAACTTTCAAACTGTTAAAGAAATCCCTGAGGGAGCAAAGAGAATATCTTACGGATTAGACTTTGGATTTACTAATGACCCTACAAGTTTAGTGGAGACATTTACAGAGGGAGATAATATGTATGTAAAGGAGCATATATATCGTACAGGAATGACTAATCAGGATATAGCAAATGAATTTAAGAGATTAGGACTTGATAGAAGAGATGAGATATTTGCAGACTCAGCAGAACCGAAATCAATAGAGGAGATACATAGAATGGGATGGAATATAAAACCTACATTTAAAGGATCTATTAATATCGGTATTGATATGATTAGGAGATATAAGCTATTTGTTACAGAGGATAGTATTAATACAATCAAAGAGTTAAGAAACTATAAATATATAGAGGACAAGAATGGTCAGCTTACTAATAAACCAATAGATGCTTATAACCACGCACTAGATAGTCTAAGATATTCAATAGTAAACAAACTCACTAAGCCTAATTATGGTAAATATGCTATCAGATAGATATGGCTGATATAGATGGTAGATAAAAAATAATTAAAAAAATTTAATAAAATGCTTGTGAGTTTAATTTAGGCTCTGTATTTTTGGGTATTATTAATTATTAAAACAGACATTATGAGTTTCGAAATTTTTGGTTATAGCAAAGATTATTATCACAACGGCAAATATATTGGTAACGTTGTATTAAAAGAAAAAGACCGTAACACAATAGGATATAACGGACGTAGAATAGAGGAACTAGATAAAGATACTACCTTTAAAAAGAAAACGTACCGAGCGGGAATATCTGTTACCACAGAACTCGTACCATTATGTGGGAGACAAAAGACAATTTAAATACAGACAGATATGGAAGAGTTACAATTATTCGTTGAGGAGTTTATAGCTAAATATCCTGAGCATAGAGGAGAAGTGCTAGATTTATTTGATATATGCAAAGAAGAGATAGAACAAGGAGCATCTATGCAACAAGAGATTGAGAGTTGTATGTGGCATATTGAGGAAATAATTAATTAAGATATGGAATACGAAGAATTTGAGATATTAGATATTATATCAGTAGGATCTACACAAGACAATGGAAAGTTTTATATAGAGACAAAGACAACAGATCTTTTAAGAGGGAAAGATTCTATAACATATTTTGAAATTGATTTCTCTATGTTTTATAAATGGTTTGATGAGGATACAATGTTAATGCTCAAAGAGGCATACGTAGAAAGATATTTAAAACTAAAAAATTTTAAAAAAAGATATTAAAATACTTTCATAAGTAAAATATGTTTGTTAGATTTACATATCATTAATTAAAACAGACACAATGCTAAAAGAAAACACAACACAATTTAAAATAGAAGATGTAGAATTGGCTGTATCTTACTATTTTCAAGAAGGTTATAAGGGAGATTACTTTCAGCCTAATGAACCAGATCAAGTTGATATATTAAAAATAACATTATGGACATCAGATATTGATATTACTGATCTACTTTCAGACTATGTTATTAATAGACTTGAAGATGAAATTATTAATCACCAAATAAATAAAAATTAATTATGAAAAAGTGGATAAAGAAAGACCCTGAGAATATATACTATTTAATTAGCTTTTACTCAGTGATAGGAATAGGATTAATAATATTTAATGCAATTACAGGATGGCTTAATTAGTAGGTTTGGATAGTTAGTAAGAAAGAGGCACTCAGAGATGGGTGCTTTTTTTTTGTATATTTACTAAAATACCTTAAAAATTACGTTATATATATAATAGCAAGCATATGAAACTAGAAATTACAGTACCTAATACATTATCAGAGATAACATTAGAGCAATACCAAAAGTATTTAAAGATAGCTAACGAGGTTACGGATGAGAAATTCTTAGCTTCTAAGATGATCGAGATCTTTTGCAATGTTACATTAGCAGATACTATGAAAATGAAGTTTGCAGATGTGAATGCGATATGTGAGATCCTGATAGGTATGTTTAATGAAAAACCGAATCTAAGGAGACATTTTAAAATTAATGGGGTAGAGTATGGATTTATTCCAAAACTCGATGACATCAGCTTAGGAGAGTATGTAGATCTAGATGCGTTCTTAGGAGATTGGGAGAATATGCACAGAGCAATGGCAGTTTTATATAGACCTATTGATCAGAAATACGGAGAGAAATATTCTATTAAAGAGTATGAAGCAGGAGATGGAGAGACATTAAAAGATATGCCTTTAGATGCAGTAATTGGTTCTATTCTTTTTTTTTACCATTTAGGGATCGACTTATCGCAAGCTATGATGAGTTATTTGGAGGAGAATCAGGAGAGCAATTTAGTGCAATATCTCAGTTCGGAGCAAAATGGGGTTGGTATCAATCAATTTACGCACTCGCTCAAGGGGATATTAGACGATTTAAGAATATCACTAAACTAAATGTACACGAGTGTTTTATGATGTTAGCATTTGAAAAGGAGAAAAACGAATTAGAGACTAGAAAGATTAAAAACAAACTATAATGAGCAATACAGGAATAAGAGGGTTTTACTTACTTACAGAAAAGATCAAAGACACTTTATTATCTGACTTAAATGTAAACACAGTTACGACAGGAGATATTACAGAGGTGGATCTTAATAAGCAGACTATATTTCCTTTGTCTCATATGATCGTAAATAATGTAACATCCTCAGAGAATACACTAGGATTTAATATCAGTATTCTAGCAATGGATATTGTGGATCAGTCAAAGGATGAGGTAACAGATATATTCTTAGGAAATAATAATGAGCAGGATGTATTGAATACTCAATTAGCAGTTTTAAATAAGTTAGTACAGAAACTAAGAATAGGACAATTACATAGAGACTTGTATCAGGTTCTAGGAGATGTTACTTTAGAGCCTTTTATGGATAGATTTGAGAATCAGGTTGCAGGGTGGACTGCTACGTTTGATGTAATAATTCAAAACGATATTAATGTCTGCTAAATTACAAAATACAAATAAAGCGTTAAATGCGTTCGCTAAGTTCGTTATACAACAATCTAGGAGTAGACTATCAAAAAATAAAAAGAACACATCTAGAAGCCTGTATGATAGCTTAGATTACGATTTAAAGGTTATGCCTAACTCTTTCTCTTTAGGATTCATAATGGAAGAGTATGGTGCATTTGTAGATAAAGGGGTATCTGGTATCAAAATGAAATACAATACACCTTACAGTTACACTAATAAGAAACCGCCAATGCAACCTTTAGCAGATTGGGCAAAAGCAAAGAGGATCAGACTGAGAGATGAGAAAGGAAGATACAAGAAAGGTAATTACAGAAGCATAGGATTTATACTACAGAGGAGCATATATGAAAAAGGGATAAAGCCTTCTTTGTTTTTTACTAAACCTTTTGAGCAAGCATTTAAGAAGTTGCCAGATGATTTAATTAAAAACTTTGGCTTAGATATAGACGATTTACTAGATTTTACTACATAGAGATAACATAAGATTATGGCAAATATATTAATAAGAAGTCCTTTTTACTTTAGCGATTCAGAAGCAACTGCTCTATCTGCAAAGCTAGAATTGAGCGTTAATGGTAATTTAGAATACACTATTATCAAAGACACAGTAGGTTCGAGTGTATTGTTTGAGATCTCCGAACTTGTAGCAGATTACTTAGACCTTACATATGATGGTACTTACACAAGTCAAGTGGTGGTAATATCAGGAGTAGTGAATTTCTACACAGGAAAAAATGGAGGAGGTAACACAGTAGGACTACAAAGACAATTTAACCACATAGGATTAGAGGGGTACAGTACTTTCAAAGAGGGTAAGAACAAAACAATCACAGATGAGAGCCTAATGCAGTCCAATACTGTAATGTACGTTCCTGAGGGAGTAGCAGGATATATACCTTACATAGATGAGGGAGAGATTATATATCAGTCTTTTAACACAAGTGCGACCTCAGCTAATGTAGCAGGGGAATCAATTATCATAAACAGAACTTGTGACCCTAAGTACACACCAATTAAAGTAACATTCGTAAACAAGTTTGGAGCATTACAAGATATATACTTTGATAAAAAGAATGTACAGAAATACACAAGTACCTCAGAAAATTACAAGCGTAATATTATAGGCATAGATGGTTCTTATAGCACGACTAGACATCAAAGCTACAATAAGAATTTTAGCTCTACAGAGAGTATTACAATGAATACAGGATTTGTAGGAGAAGCATTTGATCAGGTAATTAATCAGCTTACATTATCTGCTTACATATGGGGAGAGATAGGAGGAGAGATAATACCTCTAACAATAGTAACAACTGACCAAACTAGAAAAACACATCTTAATGACAAGTTAATCAATTACACAATAGAGTTTGAGTATGCGTATGATTACATAAATAACATTAGATAGATGCAAACATTACAAGTATATGTACAAGGGCAAAGATTAGATTTATTTAGTGATGAATCTATTAATGTTACACAGTCAATCCAAAACATAAAAGATATTAGTAAAATCTTTACTGATTTCTCAAGGTCGTTTGTAGTACCTGCATCTAAGACAAACAACAAGATATTTAAGCACTACAACAACAAGAATATAGTAGGTGGGTTTGATGCTAGAAACAAAGTAGATGCAAGACTTGAAATAAACAACAAACCTTTTAGAAGTGGTAAAATAAAACTAGAGGGTGTTAATCTTAAAAATGGTGTTACTGAATCTTACAAGATTACATTCTTTGGTAATACTGTAAACCTAAAAGATGTACTAACAGATGAGAAACTAGAGACATTAGATTGGCTAGATAATTTCTCGCTAGAGTATTCAGCAGATGAGGTAAGAGGTTGCTTAGAGAGTGGTAAGGATTTCTCATTTATTGAACAAGTATATCCTAAGGCAATAGTCGCTCCTTTAATCACAAACACTACAAGGTTATTTTATGATAGTGCAGAACAATATGAGGCATATCCAAACGCTCTAGGTGGTAATGTTTATGATGGTGGTTCTTATGACCCTAGTACAGACCCTAAAGACCATTCAGGAGTTTACTTTGAGGAGTTAAAATATGCTATTAGAATACACTTAATAGTAAAAGCAATACAAGAGGAGTTTGGCTTAGTATTCTCAGAGGATTTTTTTAATGAGAGCAATACTGAATACTACAATCTCTATATGTGGCTACACAGAGACAAGGGTAGGTCTTTTGAGGGAGATACTGTTACAACATTAGTAAAGACATTTGAACCTGAGACAATCACAGGAGTAAACTTATTACAAGACAAATTATTAGTATTTGGTAATGTAGGTTTTAATGCTAACATAAATTATTCCTTAAACATAACTACAAGCGTACCTGCTTCATTTAAAGTAAGTATAAAGAAAGACGGTGTAAATTATAAGTCCACGACAGTAGAAAATGTAAGTCAAGTAAACTTAGCAGGTCTATTGCAGTCAAGTTCTACAGGGTACAAGGTATATGTAGAGAGTGAGGATATATTTACATTTACTGCTACTTGGCAGGTAAGCAATAGTTTTGATGGTACTAGCTTTACATCATCGGCTACTAATGTATCTATGAATACAGTTAGGCAGTTTATTATTACAGAGCAAGTGCCTAATATGAAAATTATAGACTTTCTTACAGGTCTATTTAACACGTTTAATCTGACCGCCTATGAGAAAGATGGCACAATATTTATAGACACCTTAGATAGTTACTATGATGCTTCTAGTAATATATGGGCAATAGATGAGTTTATAAATACTGACCAAGAGGTGGTAGATAATGCCATACCTTTTAGTGAGATAGATTTTAAGTTCAAAGGAGATAATACATTTCTAGCTAAGAAGCATACTAATATGTTCTCTCAGGAGTCTCTT